CTTGACGTTCGTCCTGGTCAGGTTAAGGCTGTTCCGGGTAAGGCGCTCTGGAAGGCGAAGAATCGTCGCGGTACTGCAAAGGTCTTTAAGAACACGGCTGCCGCACAGAAGTTTGCATCTGAGTCTATGACGTATCAGGCTGCATTCGATGCAGGTCTTGCTGAGTATGACGTATCAACTGTTAATCAAATCGACGAGGACAAGATGTCTGAATTCTTCGCCTGGGTCGATCAACTGTATTCATCACGTAAAGAGGTTGCATAATGGCAAATTGGAATCGTACCGTAAAGCCTTCGTCTGATACAACAAAGCCTGCAAGTACTATTTTTGGCGTCGATCTTACCGAAGTGCGTGCTAACGAAGGTATCTGTGCTCCGGGTTGGGTTCATCGGAGAGTAGTTGGTGCCCGTGTGTTGTATGAGACACTTGTTGCGATGAAGAATCCTCCGGTGGAAACGTCGGACAACACTGAAATTCCTAACGTCACGATCAAGATTACTTCTCGTCCCGTGGCTGGATCGACAACCAACGGTGGCGCAGCCGTTGTCTTTACTGTCGTCGCTGAGGCTCGTCCTTCAGGCACAATTGCGTATCAGTGGCAGTCGGCAACGACGCTTAATGGTACGTATGCGAACGTCGTGAACAGTGGTGATTACGCAAATGCAACAACCGCTGCTCTGACGGTTACGGCGAACATTGCTCTTACAGGTCTGTTCTATCGTGCTCAAATGACATCTGCTGGTGCACCTACTAGAAACACCGTAGGCGTGACTCTGACGGTTGTGTAATTCATGCTTTTAAGCGAAGCGAGCTTTTTTGTATATGCGGCAACCCAGTACAAGAATTCGATGTGTACTGGGTTGAAGGAATTTGAAGAGGATTTGGCTCGCTTCAAGTATATCAAACGTTTGTTAAACCGTTCAGAAAAAACAGGAATACTCGCTGACAGATTAATTCTAAACCATATTATTCTTCTGTATAATGTTTTCGGTCATACTATTGTCGAACTCCTGTTCTTCAAAATCGACAAGAAATATTGGCCTAAAATTAAGACCTTTCTTCTGTTTTTGAATTATATTGATACGGAGTTTCAGATCGAAACCCCGTTAGATTCAGACCTCGTGCGTAACCTGAGATCCATTTAATGGCATATCCTCATTTTTCTGAACTGTTTCTAGAAGAGGTTCCTGCTAATACAACAGGTTCCGTAGATGGTTTAAGGACAGAACCTGTTATTCGCAAAAAGACACAGGCTAAATTTGTTCGGCGTAATGCTATTGCTGGTCTGAAAAAGTCTGACGGTGAACATGAGTTTCGATAATATGGAATATATCTCAGATATTGCCGTTCTTAAAAGAGATGTGCAGCAAATGGCAATTGTGTTAATTAGACTTGAAACTACTATTGATAAAGTAGGAGAATTGGCTAACGGAGTCACAAAAATGTTAGCCGTTCATGACGAAAAAATACATACCAATACGGACGCTTCAGGAGACTTATACACACTTGTTGAACAAAGGAGGGTAGAATTGCACAGAGATTTACAAGAACTGAATGCCAAATTATCCTCTTCATCTAAAAATCAAGCCGACGCAATGATTGAGACAGAAAAGCGTCTGATTACTGCAATTGAAACTATAGGTAAGTACGTAAAAACCGAAAATGAAATTTTAGAGAAAAGGGTAGCCGCTCTTGAAAAGTGGCGATGGATTCTTATCGGTGGTGGTGCTACTATTGGGTATTTGCTCACACAAATTACTCCAATGTTACTGAAAATATTTGGGGTCTAATCTAAAAACTCCTTGACAAATTTTAGGTTGTCGTGTATATTTCTTTCATAGAGTATACACGACAACCTTTTTTGTGGATGTGAATTTGTCGTTTTTTGTTGATACCAAATATCTTCTTCAAATTTCAAACAGACTTCCAAGGTTCACAAGAAAGTCCGGTACACTCTTCAATTGTCGGTGCACCATTTGCGGTGATTCTCAAGACAACAAGCAGAAATCTCGTGGATATTTTTTCAAGAGCAAAAATATCCTTATGTACAAGTGCCATAATTGTTCTGCTAATCAGGCGTTCTGCACGTTTCTCAAAAATTTTGACGAAGGACTCTATAAGGAGTATCTCTTTGAGAAGTATCAGGGAGATACAGGTTTTAAGCCATCAAGAAACGACTCGTTTAAGATCAAGATGGTTGAACCTGTCTTCATCAAGAAGAATGTACTATCTACGGTTGCAGTTCAATTACATACGTTAGCGGATTCACATCCTGCTGTTCTATATACACGTCAAAGGCAAATACCCCAGGCAACGTTTCCGTACATTTGGTTTATTCCTAACACACGGGATATTCTTTCGATTGCCCCTGAAAAGTATCTGAGCAAAGATAAAGCAACAACTCTTGGCACAGAACCTCGATTACTCTTTCCTTTGTATAATACCGTAGGATCGCTGACGGGTGTTGCGATGCGGGCAATTAAAGAGTCTACACTTAGGTATATCAATCTCAAGTTTGTTGAAGACGAACCGCTTATCTTTGGGTTAGAACGTGTTGACTTGCTCAAGCCCGTTGTTATTGTCGAAGGTGCTATTGATTCACTCTTTTTAGATAATGCAATTGCAGTGAATGGTGTAGGGTTCAATAAGCTCGAGGATCTCAAGATACCTGATGTGACATTCGTGTTCGACAATCAACCGAGAAATCGCGAGGTGGTTCGCGAGGTGTCGAGATACGTTGTTTTAGGATTCAAGGTGTGTATTTGGCCTTCAAATATTCATGAGAAGGACGTCAATGAAATGATTGTTTCTGGGATTAATGTGTCTCGTGTTATTGCGGAGAACACATATCAAGGTCTTACTGCTCAAATGCAGGTAGCAAAATGGAGAAAAATTCAATGAAGCAACAGAGTAATCGGTTGTCTAATTATATCACGACAGGAGAGGCATGAGGGTTACCGCAAAGCAAGTAACCGATGTTACCGTAGAGTTGACTCGGTCTAATATCGAGCATGTAATTTGGACGCACCTATACGCTATGATTGAGTTGACATTCAGTAAATATCACGGAGCATATCTCCTAAATGGAAAGATATATGAGTGGACTGATACAGGTAGCGGTTTGGATACTCGCACAACCGAATTTGTGCGTGACGCCACTGATCTAGACAAAGCTGTTTTCACTGTACTGATGCAGATGAATCGTCCAAATTAAATGCTATTTAATCCATTTCCTTGGAGTATGGATCAACACGCACTCCCTAAGAATCCCACGATTCTGTTTACCGGAGGCAGAGAAGGTTATCACAATATCCCACAAATGATATCCGTGTTCTCGTACCTCGTAGATAGATACGAACTATTCAGAGTTGTGCATGGTGATTGTCGAGGAGTAGACAAACAAGTCGCGTTAATTGGAAAGCGTATGTTGCAGGATGTTATTCCTTATCCTGCTAAATGGGGTAACGGGCGCTCTGCAGGTACTGCGCGAAATATTGAAATGTTCGATTCAGAGCAACCAAATCTTGTCATTGCATTTCACGATAATATTGAGGCATCGAAAGGAACCAAACACATGATTTCATACGCAGAGTCACAAGGTTGTATCGTTTTTCTCTTTACATAAAATAATGAAAGTTGAATTAATTGGGCACACAGTCCCTGCAAACTCGGCGTCCTTTCTGAAAGACGCTGAGGAATTTATCGCGTATTGTGCGAGAATTTCTAATCCTGCTAATCAATGGAATACTGAGACATCAAAGAAACTTATCAAATATTTGGTCGACAACAAGCACTGGTCGCCTTTGGAGATGTATCATGTGGTGCTTGATGTCACAACCACCCGGGACATTGCACGCCAGTTGCTTCGTCATAGGTCATTCACTTTTCAGGAGTTCTCTCAGCGTTATGCAGACGTATCCCAAGGAGGTCTGAGTCTTGAACCTCGTGAGGCTCGTCTTCAGGATACGAAAAATCGTCAAAATTCTATTTCATCAGGTGTTGAACCGGCAGTCATTATTGAGTGGGGGCGTCGGCAAAAGCAAATTATCACTGAAGTTATGGGAAGCTATCAGTGGGCGCTAGATAATGGTATCGCAAAAGAAGTCGCCCGAGCAATTCTCCCAGAAGGACTCACTGAATCACGTTTATATGTTTCTGGGTCTCTTCGTTCGTGGGTTACATACTGTATGCTTCGATGTTCAAACGGTACACAGAAAGAACACATGATCCTAGCAAGAGAGTGTGCAACGCAGGTCGCTACTATTTTTCCTCTCATTAACCAATATCTCCCTTCTTGACCAATATTATGCACAATGATATGCAGATGGACGTAGCACATTTTATGACGGCGTGTGAGCAGAAAGTATGGCAAACACCTCTTGCTGTTCAAAGCGATACCGCATCACTATATCTCAATTTGATTGAAGAGGAATATAAAGAGCTCCTGAAGGGTGTCGCAGAAGAGGATATTATTCAGATTGCAGACGGTATCGGTGATTTGATCTGGGTTATTCTTGGGTTAGCAAATACACATGGTATAAATATTACTCCGGTGTGGGAAGAGATCCGAGCTTCAAACATGAGCAAGACGGTAGACGGTAACGTCATTCGTCGTGCAGATGGTAAGATTCTGAAGCCTGACACTTACTTCCCACCCAACATTGCAAAAGCACTCGGTCTCGGAGATTCACAGTAATGGGTTATACCGTTTTTAGTCTGGACAAGAGTTTCGTCAATACCTTTTCAACTCGCAAAGCACCGTTTGGGTTTAATGGTCTCGGTGAAATGGTGTATCTGCGAACGTATAGCAGAATTAAGTCTGATGGTACACAAGAGTCGTGGTTTGAGACAGTTGAGCGAGTTGTCAACGGTACATATCGTATGCAGCAGCGTCATATTGAGGCAAATAGTCTTGGTTGGGATGCTGACGTGGCACAAGAATCTGCACAGGAAATGTACACGCGCATGTGGGAGATGAAGTTTCTTCCCCCGGGTCGTGGTCTCTGGGCAATGGGTTCTGCACTTACAGAAGAGCGAGAACTTTTTGCGGCACTCAACAATTGCGCCTTTGTCTCTACAGACAATCTCAAGAAGGATCTTCACGAGCCGTTTACGTTTCTTATGGATGCATCAATGCTTGGTGTCGGTGTTGGATTCGACACCAAGGGTGCAGGACAAGTATATCTTCATCTCCCAAAGGGGACTGAAGAGTTGTTTGTCGTACCTGATACACGCGAAGGATGGGTTGATGCGCTTAAGCGGCTTCTACTGAGTTTCTTCAAGGCAAATCAGAACACGGTGCAGTTTGATTATTCTCTTGTTCGTCCGGCAGGGCAGCTTATCAAGGGTTTTGGTGGTATTGCATCGGGTCCAGACCCTCTTCGTGATATGCTTGAGAAAATTCGGTCGATTCTCTCTGTTTCAGCATTTCATAGTAAAATGATTTCAGTAACAGATATTGTTGACATCATGAACCTTATTGGTAAGTGTGTCGTCGCAGGTAACGTACGTAGAACAGCAGAAATTGCTTTTGGTGAGGCAGATGACCGCGAATTCATTGACTTGAAGAATAAGAATGTGAATCCAGAGCGTAATGACTGGAACACAGGTTGGGCGTGGACGTCAAATAACTCAATCTTTGCTAAGATTGGTATGAATTACGATGATGTCGCTAATCGTGTTGCACTGAATGGAGAACCTGGTTTTGCTTGGCTTGATAATATGCAAGACTATGGTCGCATGTGCGAAGCACCTAACTACAAGGATAAGAAGGCTAAGGGCGGTAATCCTTGTTTGGAACAGACACTTGAATCCTTTGAGTTGTGTTGCCTCGTTGAAACGTTCCCTGCACGAAATACGGATCTTCAGGATTTCTTGCGTACACTCAAGTTTGCATATTTGTATGCAAAGACAGTAACACTCGGAAAGACACATTGGCCTAAGACAAATAAGGTTCTTTTGAAGAATCGTCGCATTGGTCTTTCACAGTCAGGTATTCAGATGGCTGTTGCTGATCTGGGGCTTGAACAGTATCGTACGTGGTGTGAAGTGGGATACGAGACTGTTCAGCATTATGATAAGGTGTATTCAGACTGGCTTGTGATTCCTAGATCAATCAAGACCACAAGTGTGAAACCTTCGGGTTCAGTGTCTCTGCTTGCAGGTGCTACACCTGGTATGCATTGGCCCGAAAGTAAGACGTACATTCGTCGCATGACACTTTCTGCTATTTCGGATCTGATCCCCGCATTTATTACAGCCGGATATCACATTGAGCCAAAACAGGGTGATACATCATCTGTCATTGTCTCAATTCCCGTAGAAATTGAAGATAATATTCGGACAGTCTCTGAAGTTTCAATCTGGGAGCAGTTCGCCATGGCTGCATTCATGCAGCGGTACTGGGCCGACAATCAAGTTAGTTGTACGGTAACATTTAATCCTGTAACAGAAGCAATGCAGATTGCTCCTGCATTGAATTATTATCAGTATCAGTTAAAGGGGATTTCACTTCTTCCGAAACTTGACTACGGTGCATACCCACAGATGCCGTACGAAGCTATTGATCGTACTACATATGAGGAGATGTTGAGTAAGATTAAGCCTATTATATTCGGTACGACGACTGAAGAAGCCACATCAGAACGTTTCTGTGATGGAGATGCATGTATAATTCTATAAACCTAAACACTCTTTTAAAAGCAGTAGAGGATGGTTTCTTGGCTCGTGACATTCTAAATTTTCGTGAGGACTTAAATCGCGCTACTGGTAGAACCTCACGAGCAATTGACCGAGCCATTCATTTCTCTAAAATTGTATCTAATGTTCTTCTCGTCACTTTCAATACTAGATTTATTGAGAAAAGAATTCTATGTGATTTAGGTATTAAGTGTGTGAGTTATACTGAATTAGATCAACGACTTTACGGAATAAATTACGGTAAAGTGATCGTTGACGATTCTGTCTATCGTATGTTAAACAGAAAGCAATTTGACGTATTAACAATGCTTATCAGGCTATCCACAGTATAATTATTAGGTCACCCACGAGGAAATCTCCCAGGACTCCTCGTGGGTACTGTACCATTAATAAAACCATGAAATCTATCACGAAAAACGAATACACAACATGTATTAATTCGGCTAATGTCGTCGTTGTATATTTCACGAAGCCGAATTGTGAAAAATGCCCAAATATGCGGACAATCGTCGAGAATTTGGCTGTTCTAATGACTGAAGTACCTTTTTATACAGTAGACATTCTCGCACAGAACGAACTAGCGGAGTTTGCAAAAATTAAGGCAACACCCATGGTCGTGCTATATAAGAAAGGTAGGCCGAGAGATTTTCATTTTGGTATACCTGATTCAGAAAAACTTGTCAAGAAAATCAATACATTGAGACAACCATGACTATTCCCGCAGAAAATGTAGAGTTTGAGGGTATTGAAGACGAAGGTGAAAATGATTTCTATTTCACTCCCGGTTTATACGGATTTCAAGTAGGAAGAGCCGACTGGCAGGTATCGTTTGGTAAAATTTATACGTACGGACCCTTTGAGATTTTCAATGCAGGTTTATTAAATTTTAGTCTATCACCGAGTGGTGTATCCACTATTAGTACATCTCTTCATGTCCCTGTAGGGATTTTTCCTACATCTATTACCGTAGGTGTAGGAACTTTTAACACTATCAATTGTACAACAGCTACTTTCGGTTCGTTTACCGCAGGATCCAAGTTTTTTGATATCCCGTATCCTTCAAAACCCGGTCAAAGAATTCGACATGGGTGTCTTGAGGGACCAGAGCTTGCGGTTTATATTCGAGGCGTCACGACTGATGATTTTATTGCCTTTCCTGAATATTGGGATGATATTGTTGACAAGGATTCTATCAGTGTAACACTCACCCCGTACAGCCCCGACAGAATATGGGTTGACTATATAACCGAGAGAGGGGTATATGTTAACAGTGAATACCCAGGCACCAAATACAGCTACTACATTATGGCAGAACGGACAGATGTCCCTAAAATTATTCCAGTATACTCAACGGAGTCTTGATGGTAACACAGCATGTGCATGTTTGTTCCGAATGCGAAATTGAATTTCACGTAAAGCATGAGGGAGACACTCGTTCGTTTCCTGTTTTGTATTGCCCCTTTTGCTCTCAATCGGTTGATGTTGACGAGACATTTGAAATTGACGACGAGGATATCGAAGAGTAGGACTACATAGTCGTATCTCACAATAGGATACGTCGATGAATTGGATTTTTGAAGAAAAAGAGTTAGATATCGTTCCGGAGGGTGCCGTTGGATTTGTATATAAAATTCAAAACACCCTCTCCGGGCGTTCATATATCGGAAAAAAAGGATTTTTAGCGTCGAAGACCCGCCAAGTTAACAAAAAGAAAAAGCGTTTCAAGGTAGAATCCGATTGGAAATCATATTACGGCTCTTCAGAAGAACTTGCGAATGACGTAGCCTCTGTGGGAAGTGAGCACTTCACGCGCCAAATTCTTAGGATTTGTTATTCAAAAGGAGAGACCTCATACTTTGAAGCCAAATATCAGTTTTCACTAGGTGTTCTTGAGAATCCTGAATTATGGTATAACCGTTGGATCTCTGTACGGGTGCGTGGGATTCATCTAAAGAATATGAAAAGAGACACTTGACACAACTCGGTCACTTCGTTATATTCATCTCATGTATAACACTCTCAAGGAGAACGCATGTTGACGAATTACGAAGGTGCAGAAGATGATCTACGATACATGTTGTCACGCTCGGCATTGATGGTTACGTTTACAAAGAAAGACGGTACCGAGAGGGTAATGCTCTGTACGACGGCACCGAGTTTGCTTCCCGATTATGCATTTCCTTACAATGAAGATGCAAAGAATGAAAAGCCCAAGACGCCTGGGTTAGTTGCCGTATGGGATATTAATTCTGATGGCTGGCGGTCGTTTCGATTTGATTCGATCATTTCAGTATCCCTGTAAAGAGCAATGGCTAATCTACGCTTACACTCAGTAGGTCCCGCCGCGTCAGAGAGAGCGATGCTTGGTTCTGAGCCTTCTTGGCCAGACAACTATACACCCAAGAACTACAACCTCGAAATCATTAAAGCTCTCAGTTGGTATGCATATTGCTGCACCCCTTCTGACGCTTCTATTTTCGTGCGTGAGTATCTGACGCATCGAGGACATTCGGATCTCCTGACTCACTGGAATAGTATTCAAGAGCGGGATATCATCATGACGTACCCAACTCTTGCTCGCATTGCACTTCGCGGGTTTCCGGTACGTGATTTTGACATCGAACGTATGCTAGAATACGTACGCACAATGGAAGCACCTATCTTGTCAGATAAGCCGACTAAGAAGGTTGTATCAGTTCAGGATCGTATTCTTGCTCAAGTGCTTCCTGTATTTTCAGAGATTGATTACTGTGCCGATTTGCTTACGTCGGGTGATACGAAGAAGATTTCGGTATCAAGTATTCTTCTGAACACGATTCTCCCACAAAATTTCAAAGAACCTCAGTTGAATCTCATCAAGGATCTTCTTGAAGAGTATATTTCAGAGTGGGATTATGTTCAGACGGTACGAGGTGATGGTTCTGATCTTGAAGTTGTTGAGGCATATAGGTACTATACACCGAAAATGACTACTACTGGGATAGAAGAGTTTCAGAAGGTTCTGACACGGCTTCAGAACGAAGTGGTTGCTAAGAAGGCGATCAAGATTCATAAGAAGCGTCCGGTTGATAAGCGCAAGATGATTTCTCGGCTCAAATTCACACGAAATGTTGCCGAATTGGGTCTTGAGGGGCTTGATCCTATAGAGCTTATTAGCTCTAAGATTGCATGGACATACCATCATGCTTCTCGGCGAATTACCGCTCTTATTGCTGAAACATCAGGCGCGCTGTATGTTCAGGGTTCTTCTGTTGCAGGGTTCTCTGAGACATCACAGTTTAAGATTCTCCGAAATCCTGAAGAA